AAACCAAGTTTCATCGTGAGGCTTCTTGGGGTCCTCCATAAAGCGAACCTTTGGTCTAATGCCACCAGTCTTGATGTAACAGATGGACGGAACACCTTGGAAGCCGTATTTTTTCTCAAGTCCATCGCCTTCTTCCATGTTGAAAGCATAGAAGTGGATGTCCTCATAGTCGTCGGAAAGGTCTACGAACTTTGGCTTGAGGGCGTGGCATAGATGGCAATTAGAGCCATAGAACTTAATTACGACTTCATGTTCGCCGTCAACTTTTCCGCCTAGAATTTGCTCTAGGTTCTTTCTGTTTATCCTATCTATTGTCATTTTCATATCCTTCTATGATGCGGTCGAGATACCAACGTGCTTTTTTGAGGTCCTCAAGGGCTTCTGCCTTGTGTCGGTGTCTCGCAACATACTTTATCACGTTGCCGGCGTTGAAGTCAAGTCCCCAATCTTCGATTGCGTCAATTACTTCTATCTTGCCTTGATTGTAATGTGAGGGGCTATTGACTGCTTCGCGTCGTGCTAGACCTTCTAATCCCTCTAGCTGCTGCAAGTAGCTTGCTGCTACTTCTTCGGTGGGAGGAGGGTCGTCCATCCCTTGTGAATCAAATAGGTCAATCTTTTGTGTTGGCGTGGGCATTGAGTGCTCCTTGGGTTATCTCGATGCATTGGGGGCAAAATAGTGAAACGTGGGTGGGATTCTCGCGCACCACTACTCGCCAAGTTAGTGCGTGTTGTTTTGATTTTTTATCAAATGGGGCGTCGCACGTTGAACAGGCACCGGGTCGGTGCCCAAAAGTTTCCATTTTTTTTACTAGCTTCTCGTTACCCTTGTTCTTCTTCTTGAGGCATCTGCGCTGGGCTCTATTCACGGTCGCTCCATTCCGGTAATCCGGGGTCCGTTGAACGATGACTGGCGGAACACCACTACTGCTGATGGGAATGGTGCGGAGTTGGTTTCGTCGCCAAATTTGATGCGACCACGGACAAAGCGAATTTCATCTGCTTTCATCACATAGTCGTGCCAATACTTGGTGTCGGTGCGAGCAGGAATAAGCATTACAACTGTCGTGTCGTCGTTCTGCCCTTCCTCGTAAGCCTTCTTGATCCAATCCTTGAGGTTTCGACCATAAGGTGGGTTTAGGAAGACACGATTACCAGACCAGTCCTGAGCAAGTGAATCATCTGCTTCGGTGTAGTGGTTGGCGACCTTGTAGTTATCAGCCGATGCTGCGGCATCTAGGGTGAATGGTCCAAAGATGCTGTCAAGCTTGTCAAAGAATGATTGTGGTGTAGTCCACTCGTTTGACTTTGAGCTAAACATTACCTGCGTTGTGTTCTTGTCCATTTATCCTCCAAAAATTTGTGTTTTGATTCGCGAGATGTTGCGGTATGTATTCTTGTAACCGCTATGAATCGTGTTGTCAAGGTGAATCTTGGAATAAACTATCTGGGCGATAGCATCGTTGATGAAGTCCTTGGCTACATCGTTTCGAGGTCCTGAAATGATGCCGCGAACAAATGCGATGTCGTAGTTGAAAACTGCAACGATTTGCAGTTTGTTATTGATTAGGCGCTCCTCTACGTCCCACATAAAATTGTTTGGTCCAAGCGGCTTTAGGTCGATGTTAAACAGACCTTGTGTAAAGTTTACCGATGTCGTTGTGACTTTTGTTTGTGGGTTGGGTGGAAATTTTGGCGCGGAAACGATGCTGATAACTTTGTCTATTTCCTTGAGGATTGCCGGGGGTGGTGGCTTTTGTTCAAAATCCGCTTCCCTTGTGGTAACATAGGATGAGAATTTTTGCGGCAGATTCTCGCGGAGACTCTCCAATCCTGTAAGCAATCGGGTGTGCTGCGAGAGGGGCACGAAAACTTCACTTGCCTGTGGAGTTAATTCAATAATCTTCTTTATCTCGGCAACAAGCCCGGAATTGAAAAAGAAGGCGCGTCTGAACCCCCTATCAATAGCCTGATTGGGGCTAATCGTCTTCATCGGGGTCATCTTTAAGCAATCATCAAGCTTATCATTCCCCCATAAGACAATCTGGTATTCAGCCATGGCTGGGTCTGAAATGCCTGGGATTCCAAGTGTGTAGCCGCTGGCGATAATCCTGTCGTTTCTAACGATGGTCAAGCCAGAAAGCATACTATCGTTGTCGCGGAGGAGGATTGAGATCCCGAATTCAATGTCGTTGAACTTTGCGGTCTTTTTATCAAACTCTGGAATTATGGGCTTGCCGAACAACTTTGTGAATTTGATGTCGCTGCCATTCAACTCTACTCTTATGTTTTTCTGCTTGAAGTTGATAGCGTAGGTTCTTGAGATGAATGTCTGAAGAGTAGCAGCATCAACATCGCTAAACTGCTCTTTCAGTTTTGGAATTACGATAATTGTCCCACTTGTAGAATTGGCTGCTTTATCGGCGTTCCAGATAGACTGATAATGCCCGAACTCGGGATCAGTCTGCGGGATTGACTTGATTTCATATTGCCAATTATTGTTTGGCTCTGCTTTACCCCAAGTAAAGGTTCCTCTCTGAAGTGATAGAACTGTTGTTCCGTCTCCAAGAAAGCTGGTGGCTGACTTGAACCCATAGCCAAATTTTCCTGTTTCGCCCTCGGAATGTTCACTTCTCTTAATGCGAAACATAGATACCATGGTTTCTGGGTTCAAGCCAGCACCATCATCACTGATGATGATTCGATCTGGCTTACAGACAATCTTAATGGTAGTAGTGTTCCCGTATTCTCCAGAGTTATCAATTAACTCTGCAAGTGCAGTGTTCTTGTCTGGATAAACACCCAAAGCGCCATATAGGGCTTCTTTCTCGGGTGGTGCTGCTTCTGTCAAAATTGTCTGTGCCATTTTATGCTCCTGTGCTACCTAGTGCTCCCTCTCCACGGTCTGAAATAGTGATTGGTTGGCGATCATCATAGATCAGCCCATCAACTTCTTCTAGTGCTCGGAAATGAACAACTGGGATCATAACTAGTTGGGCAATCTTCTGACCGAACTTGACTTGCTGTAACTCTGTCCCAACATTGTGTAGATTGATGAAAACCTCTCCATCATAGCCAGAGTCTACAACGTGTGCTCCAACAATCAAGCTACGCTTTGCAGCCACACTGGAGCGATTCATTACCTGTAGCATGTATCCGTGCGGAATACCAAAACGAAGTCCAGTAGGAATGATTGCAGATCCACCGGGTTCGATCACCATAGGGTCACGAAGGTTGGCATACACATCTAGACCAGCGTCAGAAGGATTTGATCGAGTTGGGTGTTTTACATACTCGTCAAGACGGTGAAATTCAATAATCATGAATCCTCCGGGGTGCCCTCACCAGAGAGCATCTTGAAGTTGTCGTAAACATCCTCGATGTCTACCTTGCCCTTGAACAGACGGTAAGCCTTCACAGCCGCACGGATCTCGTCGGTGTTAAGCCAGCCCTGCTCTCGGTACTCGGTGCGTAGCTCTCGCTTCTGCTCCTTGTAAGGCTCGATAGCCTCTTCGATTGCCACGAGTGACCGGATGTACTCCAGAACGTAGCGCTTCTTCTCTTCGGTTGATGTAGACATTTAGTCCTCCTTGTTATGTATGTAATGTAACCGGTCACGCTGCTTCTGTCAAGCCCTTTTCGTCCGAGATCGTGCGGGGGTTGTCAGAGAAATAAATCTTATCTATTCCTAGTCTCGCACTAAACTGTTCTTGCAAGAATGACCGAAATGATGATTCATTCTCAACATAAGCCTCAGTTGTTCCCCAAGAGCCGACCTCTCGCAAAATGTCCACTTTGTTTATAACAAGGCGGTTGACTCCGTTCATGCTAATGGCGCGCTGGACCTCCTTCACGTTTATCCAATTACACTGCCTCACACGCCCTGTGGTGGCTCCAAATTCCTGCCCGACCTCTTGGATGCGGTTGAAGATTTCAGAGGCTGGCTGGAAGCTACGGGCTCCTACATAGGTCTCGTAAGCCTTGATGATGCCCCAGACATTGCGAATAGAGCGGGGGCTGATGCCGTTCTGGATGGCGGCAGCCGTGCCTGTGTGTGAAGACGTTACAAACGGGTAATCGCCCCAGTCAGGGTCAAGCCAGAAGCCTTGCGCCCCTTCCATTAGGATTACCGTGTCGCCTGATAGCTCTTCGTAAATGTCTACTAGATAAGGTTGGAAGTTAAGTACGTCGCAGGCGCGAATGCCAGTCCGACCATACTTATCACGATAAGCAGGTCCATTACCAGTTCTAGTTGTTCCAATCTTCTCGTCAGCGCCGTCTTCGATTTTGTGGTCTTCGGTGATAACATGAGCATTTTTTGCGATCCTTAGATGTTGCCGCACGGGGATTCCGTGGGATTCTAAGTAGTCTATCTCTTCTTCTAACTTCATCGGATCAATCACGCAACCGTTGCCGATTACTGATGTAACTCCGAAAAAGACGCCTGCTGGGATGTGATGGGTGACAAACTTTTTTCCATTATGGAAGATCGTGTGTCCCGCATTACAACCCCCATTGAATCTAACGCAATGGGTGTATTCTCCACTCTTGAGCAAGTGGTGGGTAACCTTTCCTTTACCCTCGTCTCCGTGTTGGAGACCAATAACAACGTCGGTAATCAAGTTTCCTCCTTGTTTCTGAACTTGTACCAATAACTTAACATAGGGAGCGAACTAATGCAAGCGAAAAGTGCTGCCCACTCTCCGTGGCAATTCACTAAGTGTTCCATTATAACCTCTAAATCTGGAAAATTTGACTCAAAAAATTTTTAACGATCTTAGCTTTTTCGCTTTCGGTTTCACACTCGGAAAAAATATAATTGTAAGTGTGTTTTTGTTTCTGTATCTCCTGATCAAGTTGCTTTATTCTTGCTTTCATCCAGCGAGTTTGCTGCTTGAAGTTCTTCGGGATTCGTATGTTGAACCTCTCGGACATTTCAAGAAGCAAGAAATAATCTCCATCATCGAGAGCCTGTTTAGCATCCTTGAACATAGATAATCTAACCTCTCGCTCTTCTGCTGTCAAGCCATTGGCTCGATCTGGATGTAAATTTAATGCTAGCTTCTTGAATAAATCTTTGAAAGTTTTGAGCATCTGATCTTTGTCGCCAGATTCTACTTCGATGTCTTCAACAACTGGTGCGCCCTGGATTGGGGGGTTTAGCATACGGGATAAGGTTTCTTGTTGCTTATCTTCGATTTCTTTTATTTGGTTCTCGCTTGTTTGCTGTTGTGGTGTATTGGCAGCCTTCTTCTGGTTTAAAGCTTTGAGATCTATCCCGTTTTTGGCACAATATTCTTCCATAAACATTTGGAAGTCTCTGCCGTGGTCATTACATATTTCTTTTACAAGAGATAATTCTTCGTGCTTAAACTTGATCTCGTTTAAAGCGCGCTTCCACTTTACTAAATCTCTTGCTCTCATAGAAAAACCCCCCAACTTAAATAGTTGAGGGGTTAGTCCTAAGCCTTACCTTGACCGCGATACTTCTTCTTGTAGCCCTTGTTTCCGCCGTGCGGACCCGGTTGCTTACGCTTTGTTAATGGGCTCTTCCCAATAGTAGTCTTTTTCTTAGCTGCCTTGTTATGTGTCTTCTTCGTAGCCATTGCTTGTCTCCTTGTTGTTAGTATAAGTGTGTCGCTCTCCTTCATAAAGAGAGCCTTTTCTAATATTCTCTACTGCTTCCAGAGGCTGTAGGTTCTCAAGAGCCCAACATTTCTGGAAGTTTTTATCTTCTAATGACTCATAGGGTAGTGCTGCTTGTGGAATTATGTGGTCTATGTGCCAATAATCTCCATAGTTATCCCAGTTCATCTTCTCGTCAAACTGCTTCTCAATATGCTCCTTTAAATCTTGTGGAGAGTAGGGCAACATTTGAAAAGTTTTGTAATCTTTTTTTGCTCCCTGCTTCTTCAATGCCTGTCTTACGCACTCTGAGACTGCTAACATACATCTTATGTGAGGCTGAGATCTCCATCTTTTTCTAGTTTCTTTATGTTGCTTAGTTTGGCGATACTCCCGCTGGTAATTTTTTATAGGTTCTTTGTTGTCTGCTCTCCAATTATGTTGATATTCTTTCTTTTTTCTTCTTCCTTGTTCAGAAGAATTATATTGTTTCCTATACTCTCTCTGTCCTTCTCTGTTTTTTGCGTACCACTTTTTATGATTTTCCGACTGTCTCTTTTTCGCTTCTGGTTTTTTGTTAAAAATCCTCTTGTGTTCATTAACACACGCCTTACATTGAGAGGCAAGCTTGTCTTTACTATGTCTTTTATTGTGAAAACTGCCTATGGGCTGATATTGTCCTGCTAAATCACATTCTTTACAAGAACAGATCTTCATCCACTCGCCATCAATCAATTCTTTACTCGGCATCGTTACCCCAGTAGTCTAAAGTTTCTGTAAACTGACCTAGTGGAGAAACCCCACTTCGGATCATAACTCAGCCGTGATAGATAGGGGCGATTGATGTGAATTCTGTCTTTCTTTACATCAACTCCCCAACATCTAATCTTCTCTGTCTCGTTATTGGAATCAATCACTTCTAGAATCCAATAGTCTTTGCCCTTCTTCGTCTTCTTGGACACAACCTTGCGTGGAATAAACCAGCAAATCTGTAGTTCCTCATCGAACTCTGAAATTGGCGGGATGTACTTGTCTCGCAAGTCCTGAATCATCTCTGGACTCACAACCAGTGACATTGGGAACACCCCTGTGAGGTCTGTCTTAAACTGGATAATCTCTTCTTCGCTAAAGTCACCTTCGGGTCTGTATAGATCGATGTTGTCATGGAATTTCTTTTTAGTCTTCGGACGATCGATAACTGAGGCAGACCAGAAGTGCTTGCGACCTGTGAATCTTTCATCAATAAGAGAATCCATAGCACCCGCTCGGCATAGGGCATCCAGAGCCTTCTTGTTCAGCTTCGCGTACTTGATCTCATCTCGGAACAAAAGGTCTTCGATGTCGGCGAATGGGCGATTATCTAGAATCTGATCCATAGCGGCATCACCAAAGCCCTTGATGCTAGTTAGAGGCTGAATGAGGGTCTTTCCATCAGCACCAATCCCCCAGACGCGACCAGAAGTGTTGACCTCAACTGGCTGGATGTCGTAGCCAAGAGACTTGGCGATGTTAATCGCATTCTCCTTCTTCTTCTCTGGCTCTTTATCGAGGAAGGCAGCAGTCCACTCTGCCTCAAAGTGAGTTAGAAGCCAAGCACACTGATAAGAAATGATAGAATAGGCAACAGCGTGGGACTTGTTGAAGCCATAGCCAGAGAAGTATTCAAACTTTTCCCATAGACTCTGTGCTTCAGACCTAGCGATGTTCTTCTCCAGGCATCCATCAATGAACTTCTTGTGAATCGCATCCTTGACTTCAAAACCCTTGCCCGTCCCCTTCTTAGTTAGAAGCTTACGAAGCAAGTTGCCCTCGTCAAGAGACAGATCCTTGCCGAGTGCGTGGGCAATCTTAGCGATTTGTTCCTGAAAGATCAAGAAACCGAATGTTTCTTCAGTGATCTCTTGGACCTCGGGTGTAAGATACTTAATGTATTGTGGACTCTCCTTTGCCTCAATGTAATCCTCGTGAACATTTGCGGACAGAGGACCGGGACGATAGATAGAGGTGATAGCCGAGACATCAATGATGTTGTTAGGCTTTACTCTCTCTGCGAAGTTCTGAGCCCCATCCTCAGTGAACTGGAAAGTCCCTACAAAGTTACCCTTGTGGAAAACATTCTTGTAAACCTTCTCGTCATCAAGGTTGATAACATCGGGGTGGAGCTTTGTGTCGTAGAAGTCCTTGACCTGCTTGAAGGTTGGCTCTGCGATGCCGTGGTGGCGCTTGAGGATTAGCTCAATCGCAGTCTCCATCATAGCAAGGGTCGAGAGACCAAGAAGATCGAACTTGATAAAGCCCATCGGCTCAAGGTGACGGACGTTCTGACCCTCTGACCAAGGAGTCTGGCGCACACCCTTGGAGTTGATTAGGGGCATATTCTTGTCGAGATCCTCGGCAATCACAACACCACCAGCGTGGCGGGACGCAGAGCGAACCTGACCAACAAGAGCGCGAACGTGCGTCTTTACATTGGGATACTTGCTCAGGAAATTCTTGAGAGAACTAGAGAACTCAAGCACCTCTTCCCAGGTTGGAGTATACATTCCAGCCTTGATGCCATGCTTCTGCTTGGCGAGAGGTGTTGCCTCCTTAAGCATCGCATTCGTAACCAAGTTGACCTCACCAAACTCAATACCATAGAGCTTGGAAATGTCCTTGATAAGAGACTTCAACTGAAGAGTGTTCCAGTTGGAGATAGGCGCAACGCAATCCTCGCCCCACAACTCAATCAACTTATCCTTCAGTTCCATAGGACGACTGACATCATAGTCGATGTCTGGGTAATCCTTGGCGTCGGAACGCAAGAAGCGAGAGAATAGGAGGTCATACTTGATAGGATCAACCTGCGTAATGCCGAGAGCATACGCAACAAGTGAGCCAGCAGCGGAACCGCGACCGGGACCAGCGAGCATCATTGTGTCAGTAACATCAACGATTGCCTTCATAGTCAAGAAGTACTTTGAGAAGCCTCGGTCGTCAATGACGTGGAGTTCTTCCTTTAGTCTCGCAAGGTACTGCTGGTTGTCGGCAAGACCCAACTTACGCAGACCTTCAAGCGAGAAGTTGATTAGCGCCTCGGTTGCGGTGTGTCCAGCAGGCACAACGAATGAAGGGAGCCGAACAGTGTTGTCTGGAAGGAAGTTCTCGATGCGATCAAACGCAATCTTATGAGTCTCCTCAATAGAACGCAGAACAAGGTCGTCATCATAAGTCGCACCACACATCTGCGAGTAGCTCTTGTAGCTTTCCCACATCTCGTCCCCGTTCTTGGGGTAGAGTTCATAGCCAATCTCGTCAACAGAGATAGGCAGTTCACTCTCGGTGTCTGCCCACTGCGGGCGACCCTTACCAAGCCAACCAAGGCGCTTGTAGAGTTCGCGATCCTTCCAAGCATCACGATTAGGATAGTGTGAGTCTGCGGTAGAAATAACCTTCACACCAAACTCATCACAAACCTGAATAACAAACTTGTTGAGTTCGTGCTGCTCTGGGACATTGTTCCACTGAATCTCGCCGTGCCAGCGATCACCGAACACATCAAGCATGTTGCGTGTAGTTTCCCGCATAGCCTCAAGAACTGCTTCTGAACCTTCTTCTCGGTTCTCCCAGTAGTTTCCAGCATAGACACCGCCAAGACAAGCAGACGAAGCGATGATGCCTTCGCCGTGCTCCTTGAGCATCTTGTAGTCCATGCGAGGATAGCGATAGAAGTTCTCATCTTTGTAGCTCTCAGACACAAGCTTGAATAGGTTGTTCAGCCCGGTCTGGTTCTGTGCGAGGAGCACAAGATGGCGACGGCGGCGTAGAACATTGCTGCTCTTACCCTTGCTCGCACCTTCATCCTCGACAGAAGCAGCAGACGCACCAGCCTTCTTGGCTGCCCGTGCCTTCTTCTTATCAAGCATAGTCTGTTCGTATTCCTCCTTCCACTCTTCAATAGAAGGGATGAAGTAAGCCTCGCAACCAAAGATCGGCTTGAAGTCCTTGCCTTCTGCCTTCATCTTCTTTGCGTGAAGGACCTGATAGGCTAGACCATTCTGGTTGCCGTGGTCTGTTAGGGCGAGGGCATCCATTCCATTCTGGTAGGCGAAGTCCATGTGGTCTTGCGGGAAGCCGAGACCATCAAAGATGGAACCCGCTACGCTGTGGGCGTGTAGCCCAACAAACTTGATCTTGCTCTGTGTTCTCTCAGTCATTCTGTGTCCTTCGTCGGTGGGGGGCGTCAGTGCCGCTGCTTACATTCATAATGTAACACGGCAGGGCGGTGGGCGCAAGCACTTTCTTCATCGTAACCGTTGCCTTCGCAATAAGAACAGACTTCGTAATGGTTTTCCATTTTATTTATGTCTCCATTCTTTAATCGCACTTTTAGCCTTAGCAAGAGATTCTTCTTTTCCCTCAGCAAGAATCTTCCATTCCCAGCTATCACCAAATCCAAAATCTAAAGTTCTGGTTTGGATTTTCCAGAAATAATCATCAGCGTCGCTGTATTTTGTAATCGTAGCGACCCAGTTTTCAATCTCGGTGCGCCAATGAGTAGTTTTTTCAAACTTCATTCTTCTTCTCCATCAAAGAAACCACAATTGCAAGTTTTCCCATACATGCCTCCAGAAAGATCATGAATCTTTTCAAAGATTAGTTGTGCCTCTTTGGGCTTTCTCACTACTTGCTCTGCGGCATAGCGAGAAAGGTTATTGATCTTTTTTAGCCTTTCTCTCATAATCTCGTTCTCTGCTGTTGCTTCGTTTTCATGCTTTGCAGCAAGATCTAGCATTTCGCGTAGTTCGTCGTCTGTTCTCTCCATTTCAAGTTTAGTAATCTCGGCACGGAGTTCTTCTCTCAGCAGGATTAGTCTTTTGTTTTCTGCTCTCAGCCTATCGATCTTGTCGAGGGCTTCAAGAGTAGGAACAACACAACGAGCGAGGCAGTTAGGGCACTCACTTTCTTCATCGTAACCGTTGCCTTCGCAATAAGAACAGACTTCGTAATGGTTTTCAGTCACTATGCCTCCGATAGTAGGGTGAGTTCTGTTTTTTTGAATGTTGAGAGATACATCCCACCAAGAAAGGATACTTTAACATCCGTGCTATCGATTTCCAAGACGATCCCGTTTAGTTTTGGTGTGAGCACCCTTCTCGTGACGGGTAAAATATACATCTTCTTGGTTCTCACCAAATCACCGACTTTCATTATGCCTCCGATAGTAGTTTGAGGATCCGATAGCTGTGTTTGCTAATCGCACCTCTTCTCGTGGGGGTGTCGGTGGTTAGCCACCTGATGGTGTTGGTCCCGAACTCATCATAAGAGAGAACTATACCAAAACACCAAGGGTAGTCTCTGTGTTTTACCAAATCACCGACTTTCATTCTTAGAACTCCATAGATTCTGTTCGACAATCCATTCTACAGCATCAGGAGAAATCCTTACTATACCGCATTCTTCCCAACATTTTTTATATTTCTTTAGTTCTGAGATTGAGCGAAAAACTTCAAATCGTTTTTCGTGCTGAAAATCAACGCCACAGCAGTAAAATATCTTACTCATTGCTTTTCTCCTATGAAACTCAAAACAATCTGCTCTCAACCAATCGGGAATAGCCCCATTTGCCTCTTCCATTGCCTTGTTGATCTTCAACATTGCTTTGAGAGAAGAGACAATGAAAGGCTGACTTGGATAGTAAGGCTCCAAGCCTTCGATTTTAGCCATAATGGGAGGAAACCCAACTCTCACTCCTTTGCCGAAGGTTGCTCTACCAAAATAGACCCTCCCTCCTCCAATGAGGTCAAAGTAAGAGTCCCATTGTGTTGGTTCTATCAGATTCATTCCTCTTCCTCCACACATAATCTATTCAGTTGGTGCGGTTTTGTCAAGCGCCAATTGGGCGATCCCACGACATTATCAGAGGCGAGGTAGGCTCGGTAGCCGTCCCAGTCGCGGAGATCGTAGAACCAGTCGAGTTCCTGGCGGAAGCACTCGTCCTCGCTCACCTTGTCAAAGATTGTCGCGAGGTCAAAATGCTGTGCTGTCCAGCGCTCTTCCTTCGGCATTTTCTTTAAGTCGCGCCAAGTCTCGTTAGGACCCAGCGGATAATGGTCGCGGGTTGTAAGTTTGTTGACTTCTCTGCGGCACTGGATAAAGTCTTCGCCTCTCATAGTGAAGGGGATTGGTAAATTATCCTTTACTGTCTTACCCTCGCTAGTAAAGAAAAAGTTCTTTGTGGTGTTGGAAAGTTTCTTTCTTTGTTCTCGCAACGACCAGTAATCATAGGCGTTATTTGGAAACGACACAAAGTATTTCTTTGGGACGACCCATTTTGAGATCCTGTAGGAAGTATACCAAGCAGAATGCATCCCAAATAGAGCAGACCAGCCATAACTATCACGCTTGTCTCTATCTTTTGGTAGGATAGGAACATAATAGATGGGGATGTGGGTTCTTCTCTGGACAACGTAATTATTTATGTAGTCGTCCCAAAAGTAAACAGGATCATAGACCCACTCGCCTATGTGCTTCTTGACCAGCGGGGCTAGATCGTCGTTGGCTACGATCCAGATCGTAGAACAACCAGCCAGGGCGCACTCAAACACAGACTTCTGGATGAGAGTGAAGTCGTTTTCAATAGGAAGCATAAACGAATCATAAGGCAACTTGTAGTTGTCGTCAAAGTTCGCTAATGGGATGATGCCTGCTAGGTGTTTAGCCATAATCTTTCCAGAATTCTTTTTTGTGTTCTCGCTATGTCGGGGAGTCGTAGTAGAAGTGCTTCTTCAGTAATCTTCGGAACTTTGATCGAATCTGTCTCCAACCAAACTGGAGGAGATGATAGGAATTTATCACGATTGATCGCTTCAACCTTGAAACTTCTGTATCTTCTTTTTCCATCTGCTTGCCATCCATTCTTTGTTCCTCTCAGTCCTAATTCCCTCATTTTACTGACGGTTGTGAGCCTCACTATGGTCTCTGAAAAATCAAAGTCATCTATCTGCTCTTCTGTTAAAATTGAAAGCACGCAGGCATCCTTCACGGGCAGCCTGCCATCGATTCTAGGTGATAAGTAAAACCAAATCTTGTTACAAAATGAATCTTCAGTCTCTATTAGATCAAGGTGGTGTTTCCCTCCTCTTGAGAATGCCAAAGTGTCATAAACTTGATAGGTTTTTGGCTTATCCTCGCAAGATAAAAGGTTATAGGTTGCGTGCTCATCAAAGTAGTGGCACACGCCAAATCTTACTGTCCTCAACTTAGCATAGTCGGAGTGACCTGTCAATTCATTTTCGTAAATTCGTAATGAACTACATAGATCAGAGAACGGAGCAAGTCCTTTAAGTCCGAGAACAAAAAGAAGATGCTCCCATAATGCTGTCTTAGGCTGCCCTGTTGATCTCTCGCCAATTGGAGTCGTCCAAAGTTGTGACTCATTATGGAGACCCCAACTAGACAAGTCAACAGAAGGCGAGAAGTGATCAAATTGGTGGGGCTTCTCTGGTGTTGTAAAAAACACCGGGAAATCGTTAAGAGAAGCAAACAGGAGAGCGCGAAGCGAAGAACCAACTACAATTTCATCGTAGTAAGGATTCAACTATCCCCCTTCATCTCCTGTAGGACCTGCTTTGCGAGTCGTGAGATAAGAAACTTGGTGTTGTTTTGCATTCTTGCTTTAGTTTCAAGACCCTCGGTAAACTGGATTGGTCTCTTTGACTTACCAACGCGAGTCATAAACTCACCTTCTTTGCCGCCTAGGAACTCGCCTGTCTCTTCTTCGTTGCCGTAGCCAGGAAAGTCAGCGTCGTTTGTTCCAATAATGTAAGATTGCTCGCCGCCGCGAGGAACAAATAAGACAGAATCCTGACAGAAGTGCTCGCCGAGACCAGTTATTGTGTCCTTGAAGTTTGGATCATCTTTAAGATTCACAACAAAGAAGGAGTCTTCCTTGACCTCTTTGGCTGCGTCTGTTCCAAAATCCTCAATATAGGTTCCATCAACATCTGTGACGCCATAGCCCTTGTTGAGCAGAACAGCTTTTAGCTGGCGGTTGCGCTCATAGTTCTCCATAGTGTTGCTATGATCAGGCATACACTTTGTTCTATCTTTAGTGTTGTCGCGAAACGCTGTCATAAACCCGGTGTCGTGGTTAAGAATGTGTTCATAGGTGCGACTGATTGAACTCTCTGTTAAGAATTCCTTCCACTCTGTTATAACTTTTTTCATTTTGTTCTCCGAGTATAAATAGTTAGCCTTTGATTCTCTCCACAACAATAGGAACAAGGTTATCGTCTTCAAGAGACCAATGACGCCTAGCGACTACTGTGTCTTCTCCAAACACCTTCAGCGCTGCTATGCTTTTCTGTAAATAGTCTGGGATTGTTGCCCAGCGAGTAGTAGCGATGGTGGTGAAAAGAGAGCTTGGGTCTTTGTCGCCCATTGTCTCTACATCATTCGGCGTCAGCATAGCACTCATAACCTTTGCTGTGTGATGAGGATTTTCATAGTCTATCTCTTTGTCATTAAAAGAGATAAACTGGATGTAAATTGTGCTGCCGCTGAATTCGCCCTCTTCGGGCTTGGATTCAATCCAAAGTGGTCCTTCGATTTTCATTCTTCGTTCTCCTTGAGCGGGCTGAGTATCCAACAGACAGAGCCACACGAATTAGCATTTCTTCTTCTTCGCTGAGATTGATGTGCTTTTTGAAAATCTCTGTGGCATTTTCCATAAAAGTAATTTCTTCGGACATTCGATTATAATGACAGAAATCAGAAATTGTTTCAAGATCTGTGTTTATTTCTTTTATTATCGTCTCTGCTATTTCTTTTGTCATTCTTCGTTCTCCCAATTGTGGTAAGTTCCATCTCTTTCGTGTCCTCTGTCTTTGTTTGTATCAAACAGTCGGGACAGGTATAAAAAGAATCTACTAAGCATTTTCTCTAATCCTACGATAAGCACCCACGGTTACAGGGAACAGATCCGTAGCAATCTCCAAGCAAGCCTCGGCAACCTTTTGAATCTCCCATTGTGCCCCTTCGTGGGTGCGAAGATCAATGAATTTTAGCAAATTTGACAGTGAAACCGTGCCGTAGTATTCGGTGTAGAGGTTCTGTGGTAGAACTCCACGGGCTTGTTCTCGGCAAACGCCAGCAGCAATCAAATCATCAAACAACTTTAAAGAAATTTCGTGATGTTGGGTGATGAGTTTGGACGCCGTATAGGGAGTTTCGTGTGCCATCTCTGGGTGCTTACGCATAATCTCTGGATCAATCAACTCTTCGGCATTGCTTGCCTGTCGGTTGCTCTTGTGTTGAGTTCTGAACGCTTCTGGTTCATAGAACTTAATGTTCACATCAGTGTAACGTCTACTAATCTCGTTATAAGACCATGTTCTATGGCGATGGTGCTGAGACCGAACGTAAAGAGGAACACTGAACCTGAAAGTAATGAGATTATGCTCCAAAGTCGAAGTGTGCCTGTGTTTGATGAGGTAGCTGATAAGCTTTTTGTCTCTTCCATCTAGTTCTTCCTTTTCTACGCCGAATGATACTCGTGCAGCGTTTACGATTGTGAGATCGTCTCCCATGTGATTTACATAATCTACGCGACCAATGCCATCGCTGTAGATCTCAATTGACTTGCTATACATCTATCCTCCGTTATGTCTATAACATAACAGGTCGCAGGTCAGTCGTCAAGGTCTTGAAGCAAGGTTTTTATGTCTAGCCCTGCGCAGTCAATCTTCTTCTTGTTGACGTGGTAGTGGCTGACGAATCCGCGTTCCTTGCCGTAAGTCCAAGCCTGCTCGTAACCTGTGGAGGTTTTACCGAATTGGTTCGTTGGGGTGTCCAATGGAACATCGCAAGCGTTATGAATAGCTTGCCATAGTGCTTGGAGTGCTTGGATCTGGACTGGGTAGAAATCAAGGAACGGATCTAATTTGCTGTTATGAACCCAAGCATCTTCTACCACGGGTCTTTCGCCAAAGCCCTTGCGAACATAGGTGCTCTGATACTTTGGGTAGTAAGCGTTTGTGATCTCAACGCCAACGGACTTGCGGTTTACATTACCTGCGTGGAATGCTGCGTGCTGGAGGTCTAGGGTCTGGTAAATTGTGCCGTCATTGTCAATCAAGAAGTGGACGGAAATGCCGCGTTTATCTAGAACCTTCTGACATTGTGTTGAGGACAAACAGACATCCCAATGGTTGACGAACAACTTAACGTCGCGCTTTGGTCTGCCTGTGTAATCATAGTAAGTGCCGGAGCGGGCGGCAAGACCACCACGCTCCGACCATAGAACTAATTTGTCCCACTTAATAGGGGTAAACTCGCCATTGTAAACAATGTAGTTTGAATAGTGTGGATCTTCAGGTTTGTGATCGTCAATGTTTTCTTGTCTCTCAACCCAAAGGCGGCGGAAGGTAGATGGACCGCAAAGCCCATCAGCCTTCAACCCATAGCGCTTTTGAAATCGCTTTACTGCTCTTACAAGTTTATCATCAAAATACTTCTCACCAAACCAAGTTGGATCCCAGCCAAGGTTGGATGCTGATGACTGGTTGTAAAAGTCTTTATTCATTTAATCGATTACCCCTATTACATAGTTCTCTAAAATCGTGTAATAAGTAGAATGATCGATAACTAAATCGCTCAACATCTTCTTATCAATCACGATTTGATCACCTTTTTCGCATTCAAATGACACATCGTCAGCCACGCCAAGAACTTTTACTATGATGTGGTTCTCTTCTGGAGCTTTGTAGTCATCTGGCAATAAGATCCCAGAGTCTGATTTCTCCTGTGGGGGATTGTAATCAACTAGGATGTGTCTGTTTACTGGTCTAATCATCATTTACCTCTTTTAAAATAACTTTTTCGTGTGTTTTGTAGTCTTCAGAGTGTAGGAACTTTTCAGTTCTTGCTCCACACTCATCGCATAGCATACTTACGCAAACATTGTTGCCTGCGGTTGCCTGCCCTTCAGAGACAGGCTTCCATTTACAAACAACAAGGTTTCTATTTTTACAAAATTGTAATCGCTCTTTTTCATTGAGCAAGTGATTGAACTTCATTTTTACCTCTCATATTTCTATCTTATCATTATTAGCCACTGCGGTGCATAAAGATTTGAAATAATCTTGGCTATAAGTTCGTTTCATATAATTTATATCTTTATGAACCCATTGTACATTATTCTCGGTATAACCCTTAGCGCTATCAATTCTATCTAGAGAAGCGGTTGAAGGATCACACGCCCTACGCCCAAATTCTATTGGCAAACCCGAGAGGGCACATTTTCTATCTTGTTTTAAGAAAAGATTCCATACAAAGCCAATTGTTATTGAGAACTCTATCGTCTCTCTGTGGCTTTTGGAGCCACGTAAATTAGCCGATCTTTTATAGTTATTGAAAGTATTCTGGTGAATTTCTCCAACACCTCTAAAATTAAAATGTTTTTGACCTGATTTTTTGTTAATACAGCCACAAGACTTGGTATTTCCTTGCTTTAAGTGAGAAGCCAAGATTGCCTTCTTGTTTCCACAATCACATTCACATAGCCATTTTTTATAGCCTTTTCTGGTAGCTTCAGCAGCACCAATTATGGTTAGTTTTCCTACTTTCCTGCCGAGTGGGATTTTATTTCTTGGCCATTCAGAAGTACAAGTTCTATGTAAACCAAGTTTTCTTGCTTGATAGTAAACAGAACTCTTTGGTCTTCCAATTCTTTTGGCTATTTCTGCCCCTGTGAGTTCGCCATAACTCTCTTTTATAAAAGAGATCTCTTTTTCATTAAAAGGTAAACCGGACATCTGCTTCTCCTTCATACATAAGTAGTTTTATAAAAAACAAATGTCCGGTTTTTATTTATTTATTTTTGCGAGTTATAGAGAGCACGACTCACTATCACAAAATTTAGTTCCTGCGCCGCCCTCATTAGTCGCAAGACGAACAATCGGAGTGATTGTATTAATCCGAGCTTCGTATTCCTCTTGGTCAATGGGCTCATAAGGAGCCTGGACATAACCAGTCTCTTCATAGCGAAGGAAAGAAACAGCCTTCAATCTCGTCTCATACATCTCAAGGGCAGTCTTTATGTCTGCCGCTTCTTCTGGCTTGAAGGTGACTGTGATAGAAACAGAGTTGTCAGCCCAGTAGTGTTGGTATTGTGCTGCTATCTCTAGTTGCTCCCACATTGTGATCTCTCTCTTGCCCTTAACAAAGTGCTCCTCGTGAACGGGGAACTCAACACACATAGTGTTCGGAGAGTAGTGGTCAGGCTCAATCTTGTATCCTGCTTCTTTGAGGGCACGGAGCATGTCACTATCAGCCGCAAAGCGAATGCGACGAATGTAGTATTCATCTTCGGGGTAGTGGATGCCGGGGGTTGAGCCATTGAGAAGAGAGACCGTGCCAGAAGGCTTAATGCTGGTCATTCGGACAGACTTTGGAATACAAAGCCAATCAGAATACTTTGCGTCAAGACCCTTAACGTGCTCATAAGCATTGTCGCACCATTCCATCAACTTACGGCGACCAAACTTGTTGAATGCCTGAACAACACCGGACTGGGAGAGTCCAATGCGGCGGTTCTTTAGCATCTTTGCGTTGGTCTCAGCCCAATGTGTGTTGGCGAGGGTAACGGTCTTGCCGTAAAGGTAGGCAATCTTGAGGGTAGCGAGGTAATCCTCGTAAGTCTCGTGCTTAGCCGGGAATGTCTCTACAAGACAACAAAGCTCGGCATCCTCAAGCTGCTGCTCGACGCACGGGTTGAAGCCCATAACATTCTTATCGTCGTCTCTCGGAGGATCAGCAAAACGACCGCGAGTTCTTGCGTTGTCTAGCCAGATGTAGCCGGGCTCGCCGTTATTCTGTGACTGCTCTGCGTGCCAAGTGTAATCCTGACCGACGATGGCGTGGAAAGAGTTGTTAGAACCCCAGCGATGGTGAGCCAGCTTCTCTGGATCGTTCTTCATCTGTAGGTAATCACGATCTTCGTGATTTCCGAGAGCCAACGCCGCAGAACGACGAACATTGCCGGCGACAACACAACGACCGATGAGGTTCTCTGTGTCTACGATGTCAACAGATGTGATCTCCTGACCGATGCGACCAGTGTAAAGCTCTACCAAGCTAGCGTGTAGTTCTTCAAGAGGTCCAGAGCCGCTTGATGTTCCACCAAAGCCGTGAATTGGTGCGCCGTAGGGGCGAATGGCTGAATAGTCAAACTTTGGAACCTTAGCGCCGTGGAAGAATCCATTTAGCAGAATCTTCACTGAATCGACCCAGCCTTCGCGAGAATCTGGAACGGTGTAAATGTCTTCTGTTAGGTCGGGCTTCTGAATAGTCAGCGTGCCAGCACCTAGTGTGTCGAAACCGACACCAATGCCCAACATAAGAGCGTCCATCATCCAAGAGAACAAGTAGCCACCCTTGGTACCTACCTCTCTAGTGGAGCGGAAAGCGCAGTTAAATAAGCCAGCGGCTGTGCGCTCGTTTACAAACTTGGTGCCCATCATCCACAGTCCACGACCGGGTGGTGTCCACTTTAGAGTGAATAGTCTGTCATAGGCATCTTTAGCGGTCTTCTGTGACTTTGCGTCATTCCACTCAAGACCGAGTTTGTAGACGTGCTGCTTCTGCATGTCAAACATTCCCTCGATGACTCGCCTACAAGTCTGGAACCACTCCTCAGTTCCAGTAGCCTCCTCGTTGAACTCACTTAGGCGGCGTGCATAGGTGCGTTTAAAAGTTACATAACCGAGAGGACCCCACGGGACTTCACGATCTTTGTATTGCTCTATAAATGTATCTGATAGTTTAAATCTACGAATGTGTGTTCTCATTTGCTGTTACTCCTTAGCTTTCTGAACTTGTCATACTTGTTTTTTAAGATTTCTTTTTGTTCCTTCGCGCCAATTGCAACGGGATTCATTGCAACTTGTAGTCCAGCACCAGCAGGAATAGCCGGCTTAGGCAACATTTTGATGTTTACACTTGATGTGTCCATGAACAAGTCATAGATGATCCCATCAGGTCCATTGCGATTCTTTGCAATAAACATCTTTGCTTTGTTGTTTTGCTTGTCTTCGATGGTGCGAGACAAAGTGCAGATGAAGTCAGCCACGAAGCATTTGTTGAATGCCTCAGAGATCTGCTCCATAGTAACAACTTCAGCATTTAGACCAGAGCGATTGGTCTGTGAGGCGGTCCAGACAGGACAATTCATTTCATTGGATAGTCCTCGTAGCTCCTCGTAGATTGACTCCAGTTCTGTTCTTTTTTCTTTCCGCACTACGACGGGTCTCAACAAATCTGCGTAGTCTACGATGATTAGACCGGGCGTTATGCCCCTCTTTACTAGACGGGCGAGGTGTGATTTGATGGTGTTCGTTGAGGCAGACTTGGTTGGGTATTCCTTGACGATTAGAGTTCCGTCAAGATTGCTGATCTCTTCAAAGATCTCGTCTTTGAAGTTTGTGAGATCGGACAAAGGATACTGTGTGATACAAGAGTCATAGCGACAAGCAACAACCATATCCTGCAACTCCAGAGTGTAATGAACAACAGTCTTGCCCTCTTTAATAGCTTGAGATCCAAGGTGAACAAGAGCCATAGACTTACCTGCACCAGTAGGGGCAATAACGACGCCAAGCTCATTTCTACCAAGTCCACCACTTGTGATAGTATCAATCTCTTTCCATCCTGTTGTAACTGGGAGTCTAAACTTCGGCTTGTAGCGCTCTTCAAAGTCTGCAATGAAGTCGTGACCAAAGTTATTCTCAGAGCCCAGCTTTAGGGCATCGTTGATTACCTTTGAGATCTCGTCAAAAGAACAGGTCTGTAGAAGATTGACTGACTTCATCATTGCTTCCTTCAACTTCTGCTTGCGGCAGAAGTCAAGAGAAGTCTCTTTGATGTAATCTATGTCGTCAGCAATTTCATTTGTGTGGACTCTCGCAAAGTAGTCACGAACCTGCTGCTGTGTTACTTCGCTCTCGCGGTCAAGTTCTGTCCGTAAGATAGAGATCATCGCATTTGTGGATGGATGTTTCCCGTATTTTGTCCTGTAATGGACTATCTTCGCAACAAATGTGCGGAGGTATTCAAGTTCTAGAAACTCAACATCTAGAACTTCGGTTATTTGATCTGCGAAGGGTCGGTCCTCAAAAATGAGTTGAACCAACCCCTCTTGGAAGGACTTTCCGTACCTTCCAAAGTCTGCCTTGTGTGCAAGCATAACGCTCCTTGGTCTCGCACTACTAAATATAACACACCTAGATAAAAAGTCAAGGCGAGTTACGCTTTATTTTTACTCTTGGCGCTGTCTATCTATTTCATAGACTTAGAGCCGCGACACTTCCACTTCTTTCGTGATAGTGCGTTGGCGCAAGGTGGATTCTTGCACTTCTTGATCTTTGCAGAGCGCTTGCCCTTAGCAGTCTTACAAGGCTTCTTCTTCTTTTCGTCAAGAAGTGCCTCGTACTCTTCTTTGATAACCTGCTTGGTGTAGTCTTCTGTAAATTCCATAGTTTTGCCCTCGTTGTAAGGATTTGTTTTTTTTCTGTAATATGAAAGAGGCAAAATTTTCTCAGATGGAAAAGAGTCTGCAAACTGTTTGCCAAAGTATTCTTTAGTCTTTTTGTTATAGAAAATCTCCGAACTCATCAATAAATTGTGAATTGCCATATCGAATGCCTGTGGGTACTCAAAAGAATGGGTTTCCTTAAGCCAATTATACAATTCAGGTTTACTTAAAATTTCTCCTCTATTGTTTAAGATGTTGGATATATTCCACTCAAGATCATCAACTTCAGATCCTAAATCATAGTCGAGCGCCGCGTCCGCAAGTTTTCTTTTGTCTTGCCTGCTTATTTCACTATCAGGTATTTCTGGAAAAGGATCTGGATGTAAATCTACAATTTCTCCTTCTTTAACAATTTTTGTAAGTTCTTCTTTGATAACCTGCTTGGTGTAGTCTTCTGTAAATTCCATAGTTTTGCCCTCGTTGTAAATAGTTCTTAAATCAAACAGAGACTCATTCATTTCCTGCTTTTGACTTCTTGCCCCAAGACTTACCGCGACCTCGCTCTTTACAAGCGGAAGGTGTTGGGCGGCAAGAGGGATACTTGGAACGCTTTTCTTTTCCAGACTGAACATTGCACTTTGGGCAGCCTTCTCGAAAGAATAATCCAAATCTTCAGCTATCAATTCTTCTTTCTCATATTCATCTTCTCGCTGGTAGGAATGCCACTCAAAAATATCCTTCAGTGTCCCAGCATATCTACGCTGTGTTTTTCTTATTAGAATTTTTGCATAAAGCTCACCAATCTCAGCTATCCACAGATTGCTATCATAAATACCTTTCCTAAACACAACCTTGTGTTCGGCACCGTTATCATCTGATAAGGATAGGCTTATTGTTTCTTCTCTCATTTACTATACCTCGGTAGTAAATAGTACTACTTATCGTTACACTCCCTAGAAATTCGGTTTAGAAATGTCTTCAATTCTTCCCAGTTTAGTTCTCCAAAGCCGTCTTCCATCATTAGTTTTAGCAGTTCGGTCTTGTTGAATTCGCACTCAAAGTTCTCAAGGGCATAGTCAATAGTCTGCTTGCCCTGGATGGAGATCAGCGGAGCATACAACTGCATCATCTGATAGTTGTGTTCGATAAGTGCTTTTGACTCTGAGATGTTCTTGTAGACTTTCAGCTTTGAATCAATGCTCTCGCAGTAATCAAGTAGCTCATCGATCGTAATGGTTCGCTCGTCTTTCATAAACGGCAACTTGGTGGCGATCGTCTTCATTCCAACACGATTGACGCCTGGAAGATTGTCGCTGGCGTCTCCGTCCATAGCGCGGGCGAGCGCCATGTTGGTGGGATGAACCCCCATAGACTCAATCACAGTCTTCTTGGTTTCAATCTTATCTGTGGTTGGGCGATAAACCACAGTCTCTTCGTCACAAAGCTGTAAAAAGTCTTTGTCATTTGAGACAATTACTTTCTGCCAACCCTTGTAGTGCGATGAATTACAGACATAAGAGATGATGTCGTCAGCCTCAACTCTCTCAAGAATAAGCTGGATGATTGGCATTTGATTGAGATATTCAATTGTTCTCATTTGTTGCCAAACTTTGTTTTGTAGTTCTTCGTTCTCAGTTAGATTATGAACAGAACGATTGAGGCGCAGTGGTTTGCGACCTTGCTTATAATTTGAATTGAGAGCCTTACGTTTTTGTGAACCATTTGGTCCGTCCCAGCATATTACAATCTCGTTTGGCTTTGTCATTCTTACGAGTTTTTGCAGAATCTTCATAGATCCTTTGATGCCACCGATTGGCTGTCCATGATTAGACAGACTGGGATCGACTATGAACGCCCTTAAAAAATGATTTAGGCCGTCTATTATCATAACTCTCTTCATTGTTCTCTCCATGATCTGTTTTTTAGAATGTGTTTAATGCAGCCCTTGGAGCACCCAAATTGGTCTGCTAGTTTTTGTTGGCTGATGCCGCCAGCGGCATAAAGCCTTCTTATTTCTCTAACTTTTTCCCAAGTCATTATTGATCTGGCATTGTTCTCGCCGCTTCTTACTTCACTCATTAGCCTCTTTGTCTCTTCGGAGTGCCTGTTTCCCTTCATTGGAGAGGGTCTACCTTTGAGGGTTTTGCTAATTTTGTCTTTAACTTCTTGCGGAGTTTTTATGCCCTTGTTCCAAGGCTTTCTACCTTTATGTGCTTCGGACATTTTCTTTCTCGTTTCCTCCGTACAGGCATCTGTCCTTTTCCATCGTTTTTTGGCAGAAATGCTTTGTTTTATTTTTGTTTCATCAGAAATGTGCTTCCCTTTTTGTGAAATCCCTATTTTTCTTTTCGTTTCTTCACTATGTTTATGTCCTTTTTTTGTTTCAGACATTTTTCTTCTAGTTTCTTCCGAATGTTTATAGCCAGTAGGTCTTCCTGCTTCTCTGCAATTATTATAGCCTACCTCCCTCTCATAAGGTCTGAGGGTGTCTAGATAATGTTGCTCTCTTTCCAAGAGCAATTCAGAATCTTTCACAACCTCCAAGATCATAAATTCAAAAGCATTAGAACCATGCAACTCCCAAGAGCGCTGTAGGTGTTTTGAGTGGTGCTTTTTGTTTTTCAGGTCGCTTCGATGACCTGCCCAGCGTGCCTTTATGTCAACAGAACTGCCTATGTAGATTTTATTATTTGTTAAATTTTTGATTTGATAGATACCCGACTTCATTTCTATGTCCTCCACAGTAAGTAGTCGGGTCTTCAATTTATGCTCTAACAAAATAGGTTACCTCCACCCTATAACATAACAGGGTGGAGGCGTGCTGTCAAGAGGCTTTGTCTACTTCATAGAAATCTGACGCTTCTCCTTCTCGCTTGTCAAACTTTTGAATCACGACTTCATCCATAAAATCATAAACATGTTGCCTAAACTCCGGGTCAGAATCCATTACTTCAACCCACTTGCTAGGCTGGAATTTCTTAGAATAACCATTGTGCTCAAACGTGTACCAAGAGCCAGCAACAGACATAAAATTCTTAAGAGCCTCAAATAAACTTTCCGTACATTGCACACCAATTGATTCTGTTCCCCATAAGATTCGGAATGTGCAAGTCCTACCCTGTGTTCCAAAGCGAGACTTTTCAAGTTTGACCTTGACTTCCGAACCAATGCGAAAACCATTATCATCAAGCACATAGGCTGCCTTGCTCTTACGACCTGTAAGCCAGATACGAAGAGAGTAAGCATAGTGCATAGCCTTTCCACCGGGGGTGATGTAGGGCGTTGTCATTGCAATCTGTCTTGCCATTGGTCCGTGGGGGATGTTAGTCTTCAACTGATTGAGAACAAGGAACGTGGCTTTCTTGTCTGCTAGAGGAATAACCAACTTTGACATCGCCTTCGCAAGAATGCGAGCCTTGGTTGCCACCGATGACTGAGGATTGAAGTCACCTGCTACATCTGAAACTGACGGAGTGAATGCTAGAGAGTCCCAGATAAATAGTAATTGCTCGTCTGCTGCTCCTAATAATTCTTCAATAGTCTCAAGCACAAACTCTACAGATTGAGCTTGAACATACATCATAGCTCCAATATCACACCCAGCCTTCTCCAAGAAGGTTGGATCAATCGCAGACTCGGAATCAAAGTAGATTACTCCAATTCCCATCTTTTGTGCATTTGCGGCACACTGGGCTGCTAAGAACGACTTACCTGTCGCTTCTAAGCCAGCTAACTCTGTTACCTTACCGACAGGAATGCCAGCGTATTTTCCCTTACAAACGATAGAATCAAGCCATCGGGATCCTGTTGGAATCCACTGTTTTACTTCTGTGGGATTGTCTTCTCGTAGGTCGTGAGCGACATTGCGACCTGCTTTTTTGTTTATCATCGCTCTAAGATCGGACATAGATACACGTCCAGCCTTAGCTTTTGCTTTAGTCATTAAGTTCTCCTTATTTTTAACTTTTCTTTTCTTTATTTATTTTTGAGCCGAAGCCCAGTAGTAATTATAACACAGATTTACTAAAAGCGCAACAGAAAACCCCCACCTTTTTAGGGGTGGGGGCAGACTGGAGCTTGGAGCTTTTACTAGCCAGCCATTAGATCGTTGAATGCCTTATCAACACTGGACTTGCCGCCCTGATTGTACTGCGTTGTCTCTCTTGAGCGGCTCTCTGCTGACTTGTCGCCAGAGAGCATACCATCAAGAATGGCTGACACCTCATCGGGGCTGTGACGAGTGAATAGTCCATCAATGTCGGGCATGTTCTGAAGCAGACCAGGGATGGCATCTGCGTCTGGCAGGAGCGGACTGGTGTTACGACGCATCTTCATGTTTGTCTTCGGGTAAGCGCCCGGAGTAGTCGGCTTTGTGTAAGTGATGGTGATGTCAGTGCCGCCATGCGGGTCGGTGATATCGCCATACTCGGGGTCTAGAATGTAACCCAGCAGAAGCTCATAAGCCTGCTTGCCGTAACCATAGACCTTCACGCCCTCGCTCTCAAGCCCTCGCACCACTACTGGTGAGAAGTAACGATTACGAATGAAGAGAGACTTAGCAAGCTTCTTAGTCTCCTCGTCGTTGTTTTCGGTGCCGTCCTTCCATAGCTGTGAAGCGAAATCACAGATTGGGCACGCCTCACCGAAGTTACGCTTAGGGCACATAACGCCGCCGCGATGTCCTTCGATGTTATAGTGAAAGAACACCCCCTTCAGAGGGTCTCCGTCCTTGGCAGGGACGATTCGCACATCAGTGTCGCCCTCTTCTGGCTTGAACCAGACGCTTGTCCTGTCGCTCTTTCCATTTCCTCGTAGTGCGGCGAGCTTCTTCCGCATTAGCTCCATGTTGATTCCCATTGTAGTCTCCTTGTTGTTGGGTATAGTATAGTAAGCGTTCCTTACCATCTTAATGTAACACGCTGTCCAAGTCCTGTCAAGCGTATTTGTTTTGGGAGGATGTCTGTGAGCTTCTCCCTTGCTCATCTATAAAGTAACGTGATCAGCCTTTGCTGTCAAGTAGTTTTTGTCCTTGAACGAAATTTGTGTGAGCCACGCAGAATCCGAAGTCGGTTTCATAAGGCGACTCATAGATTCCATAGGTCACATTTTTGAATGCGTTTCGGGGTTTGTTTTTTAGGCTCTCGACCACTCGGGAGTGGAGTTTTCCGTCCGTTTCCAAGCGCTCATTTGCTATACATAAGTAGTATGCTACGTCACGATCTTCCTCTAGTTTGTAGTACCAATTCTCAGTTAGTTTATCAACTGAGACTATGCCTACAGAGCGGATTCTCTGGACATCTGAGGGCTTGGAAAGATTACCTACAAGCGGAGTCGTATGATCAAACACATTTAGGTAATGAACCGCATAGTAGATGCTTTTATTGATTGTATCAAAGTATTTTTTTATTGGGATTTCGCCTATTGTCTTCTCGATTGAAGGGTTGGACAAGATCGTGAAGCTCTTGAATAAACCAGAACGGGCATACTCCTGTAAAATACCAAAGATCGCTCGCTCTTGTAGCTTTGAGTTACCAATCAAGAAATCTACATCTGGTTTGATATAGAAGATGTCTATCTCTCTATCTCTTATTTGCTGTAGAATCGCAAGTGTGTAGTTCGCAGAGAAAGATGATCCACAAAGGAACACCTGTACTCTTTCTTGTATTGCCTCTTCCGTCTTGTACGAGGATAGTTTGGGTGCCTTTCCCTCGCAATCCTCTGCTTTTGCTACTTTTGATAGTTTGCGTGTGTATTTCGTATTCTCCTGACCTTCTGAGAACAAAAAGCAGTTGTATTCTCTATGGTTCTCAAACAGAGAGACCACATTGCAGCCAGCTTCGCCTATGCCTATTAGCGAAATCATAGCTTCAACTCTTTTAAGTTCCCATAGTCCTTGCCTGCCTTGATGTTAGCCATAAATTTACCCAAACTATTGTTCTCAAACATAGCTTTCAGTTCTGGAATTCTCTCTTTGTCTTCTTCTGCTATGTCTAGTACCACTTCATCGTGAACAATAAACGCTACCTTCGATTTTGTGTCTTCGAGGGCTTTATCCAGCGCCACAGCACGGTCTAGGGTCAAGTCCGATGTTGTACTTTGAATCAAGTAGCTCAGTGCCTTACGCTGTTCTACTTCAATCTGCCTTCCTGTCGGAGTGTTGATCTTTCCGCCCTTATAAAATTTAGAAAGCACGCCTTCTCGGCTATAAACAGAGCCGTTGAGCGACATATCGTTCACATTGTAGAGGGTGGAGAAGAATCTTACCTTTGCCTCATCACGATCTACGGGAGAACCTCCATAGAGGTGTCTCATGTTCCAGCTATGAATGTCTTCCTGTGGTTGTTCGTGTCCTGAGAGAGATAAGAAAGTTCTGACCTCCGCTCCATTGTAATCCAGAGACACAAGCCAGTCGTTTGTTGGCTTGATGAGTTCTCGGAACTTCGCCTTCATAGTTAGGATCGGATTGCTGTCTCTCTGGGTTGTGAGACGCCCCGTAACCGTTCCAAAAAGGTTATAGCTCACGTAGTGCGGCTTGTTTTTTACAAGGTTCTTGATGTCTTCTCGGTCGCTCGTGGAGGTCATCAGGTGGCGGCAGCCATCTACATTGATGTTTAGTTTCTGGTAGCTTATCTTATGGATTAGCTTATAGATCTTGTCTAGCTGATTATAATTGGCTGGCTGCTTACAAGTGTCGAAAACGTGCTCGGTGATCTTGTTACGAACCTCGCAAAACTGCATCAAAAAGTCCGATGGGACGAGATCAAAGAAGCAGTTCTGTCGCAAGTCAATGCGAGCTATCTTAAACGAAAGCAAATAAGCCTTGAAGGTTTTCTGAACCTCGTTTAATTCTTCTTTTAGGCTTTCGGGGCAAGCTTCCTGAAGATTCTTGCCTCCGTTGTAAAGCCAAGCATACTTGATTTCAGGATCCTTAATGGATCCAGTATACTTCCAAGTCTTGGTCAGCCCGCCAGGGATGCCCTCAAAATGAAGGGCTCCGTTGGTGTAGATGCCGACACACTCTGACTTGTCGTCAAGTGTTTGGAAAATCATGTGTCCTCTCTGAGTCTCTGTGCTTCTATAAGATAACTCAAGGATCCTCTGTAGTCAAACGGTTGGTTCACATAGCGCTCGAAAGCTCCCAGAGCAGTGCGGTTATCTGAAGATCTTGATAGCTGCAAACAATCCTTGATGATCCTCTGCTTTTCAGCTATACTGAAGGTGTTCTCTTCTTCCGAGAACCTAAGATCAAAATAAAACTTCATGAAGAAATCGTTTGAGAATTTTTGTTGCAATGACTGAAGAGTATAGCGTTCTGTGGCTATAATCTTAGAACCACATTCATCAAATGATGGAATGTGTGTTGGAACCATTTCGTTGTAGAGTCTCAATAGCTGCTGTGGTAATTGGTTGTAAAATCTGTTATGAGTTGTTGAGAACCCCAAAGTCAAGATTGCATCAGTACTTCTAAGTCCATAAGCACTAGCATAACCCATCATAGCTTCAGAGTCAAGGTCGGCGATCAATCTCCAGGGAGCATTGATATCGATCATAAAGCCATAAGAGTTACAAGCGTTTACATAGAACTCCCAATTCTTGCTGTTTACAAAATCATTTATTTTTTGGTCATCGTTATCATAGGGTGCATCAGCAATCTCAAGAGCAAGCCCACTATTGGTCAGGCTATTTAGTTTACTTTTTGTGTAAGCAGGCATTGACAACGGGTAAGTTCTTGTTACAATACTAACAGTAGCTAGGAGTTCTTTTATGAATGTTTGAAAATTATGAATATTATTAATATTCATATTTGTCTTTAAAGCTTTAATAAAATTAATTTGATATTCTTCATAACTAATATTATTTGACTTATAACTTTTATAAACTTTTAGATTAGTAAGATTAGGATCGTTAGAATAAATTTTGCCTGATTGTTCTGCTTTCTTAAATTGTTGAGCTAAAGCCTCAAAGGCATCCACAACAAATCCTATTGCCTGCAAGTTTTGTCTTGGATTGCCTGAACTTTTAAAATCTTTAAACCTAACCAAGCTTGGATTAGCAGTTATTGGAACATAGGTCCTGCCTACTTTTCCATAAAGCGCTTTTTCTGCAAAGTTGAAATCTATAAGATTTGAGTAACCTGTCTTCAAAACATCAGATTTGTAGACAAGCTTCTTATTAAATAACTCCAGAGAGGTTTCATTGTTGTTTTCTTTGTAAAATGTTGACATTATGCTTTTGGCTCCGTGTTTGGACGATCAGAAACTTTGCTTATCGCTTTTGGAGTAGAAGATTCGTTAGCTTGCTCTTTTCTTGCTTGAGTTTTTACTGCACACTTGACTTGTTTATCGGGTTTTCTGTCTACTTTTCCTGAACCTTCTTCATTTTTAGCAACGCCATTTGTGTCTGCTACCCATTTAGACGTAATAATACTTTGAGCATTTCCTGCCTCTATTGTGTGTTCAGAACGAGTGACCATATAATAACCTCCTATTCCAAATTGTGTAAAGTCTTGAGGTTTTTGATATTCTGGGATGAACCCCTTTGGATCTACATAGATATAAGTGCCAGGAAATGTCTGAACATTTAGAAAACAAGTCACGCTTGCATTATAGACTTCTCTTAATTGTGTCAGACCATCAAACCCCTCTTTTTCAAATCTTAACTCCTTGAGACCCGGCAAATCGGTTTTTTGTAAATTGATTGTCTGGACAATACCTCTGTCTTTTCCTTGAATATAGTGAAAGATTCCTCTCTTATTATCTTCTGCTTCGTTACCCCTCATCTTGTCAACTGGATAAGACCTTCCAGCGTAAAAAATAAAATAATTATATTCTCTGTTGTTTTCTGTGAGAACAACTGGGCTCCGGCTTGGTCCAGATACATTCAGCAAAGGCTTGATTGGAAAAGTTTTAGCATTTATTCTATTTCCGCTTGGTAACATATACTTTGTTATTTGATCAACATTTGAGCCATAATTCTTTTCTTTGTTAAACGCTGTAATAACAGAAGAATAGATTCGAACTTTCTGCTTGTTCTGGAATGCAAAGCAGGAATCATTGTTGAGGAAGTTTCTGAGTAATTCACTTGTGATATCTTTGATAAAATTGTTTATTGGATAGTAGACTTCTTCGCTAGACAAAACTTTGGAACTCATAAAGTCAACAAAAAAATTCAAAGAAATTGGTATGTCTCCGAGAGAACAAAACACTACTTTGGAGGAATCAAATGGATCTACAATTTCTGTTGGACCTAAAACGATTCTTAGTTTTGAAAATTGTTCTTTAGATTTTTTAAGTCTTAGGAATTCTTTTTTGGCTAACCCAAGCGTTCCGTCTTCAAGATAGACTCCGAAATCTTGTTTTAACCCTTCAGAAATGTCGTAGCCCTGATTGGAGATCGAATCAAAATAATTCAAAAATTGCTTATCTTTTGGTAACTGTGTAGAAATCTTATCAAGTGTGCGATCAATGTTGTCCATTATCACATCTAACAAATCTGTTAAAAAGAAGAAACTAACTTCCCCTTTTTGGGAGGTTGCGGCAGATAAAGAGAACTTTAAATTTTTCTTATCTTCTTCGCTGAACCCTTCTGTCGAGCTAACAATAGTTTCAAAATATTCATTTATCTTATCAACACCATTATCTTTAGTCTGCGATGGTGTGGGCGCATTTTTTATAAACCCATTTCTTACAAATTCTAATATCTGCTCGTCGGTGAGGTTATAAAAATATAGCTTTTTTCTACTTTTTAGACTTGAGATGATCGTCTTAAAGCTTGAAACTTTTTCTGCTGCAATAACTGTGGAGTCGGATTTTTTAATTTGTGATAACTCTTCACTATCACAGTTTACTTTATTTAAGAAATTGTAAAGAAGTTTTCTTCCAATCCTATTAGACTCAATCTGAAAATCACTAAAAATGTTAAAAGTGGGATTATTAAAATAATCAGTTATATAGGCATGGAATTGTATATTAAAATCTACTTGACCCTGCTCTCCAAAATTGAATTCATGAGTAACGGGGGTTAAATTCAAAACGATATAAGAGTCTCTAATCGCATCGAACTCTGATTTTGTAAAAGACAGAGAGGTTTTCATTGGCACTGCCCACCCAACTACAGCCTTTAATCTAAAATTTAGCTTATCCAGATTTTCCTGTTGGATGGTTGATAGTTTTTTTCTAAATTCTTCAGGAGTTTTTCCTGTCTTAAGGGCAAGCTCTGCAAAACTATAACGAGCTTCTTTACCAGAAGTCATTCCTTTGCCCTTTCTTTCTATAATTAAGTCGTTAAAGCTTGTTGTGTGTATTCCCAAAGTTGCTCGAATATCTTTTTTAATAGAAAATGGATCTGAGCCTCTAAATTCAAATGTAAAGCTTTTTAATCCAACACCCATACCCCTCTTAGAGCCATTGTTGAATAGATCCAGAGCACTTACGTTCTTGTCTCCATCCTTGTACGACTCAACAGAAGGGTTGGCATCAAACTGAATCTCTATGTTATCTACATCCTTTCCCTCACTGTCAGTTATTACTTTATACAACCTGACACTCGGCACGAGAGCCGAAATCTTATCGGTTGTCAGATTAAACATTTCTGAAAAATGCTCTGCTTTTGTCAAATCATTTATAAAAGCAAACGCTTCTCCATCCATAGGAATCGGAGAGTTTGAGTTTCTATAGAAATTCTCAGGAGAATGGTCAGCATTTTTGAGGTTACAAATTGATGCCAAGTTTGAATCTAGGCTGTCCACATAGGGAAGCCTCACGGGGTTCATGTTTTTTTTAAATTTTGCTAGACTTACAATGTTGGATAATAGAAAACAACTGTCGTTGAATTGGGGCGGGGGTGTCGTAAACAAAGCGACTTCAATTTGTTTTTGTCTCTGTTCTGACTCTCTTCTTTCCAAATTTAATTTAGCGCTCGCCGCATCGGTAAGCTCTTTTGATTGGCTTGCAGCGGCAATGTCAGCACTGTTTAAGCCCTGATCAGCAAGACTGGTCTCCTGTATTATGGTTGCATTTATGAATCCGCCGACTGATGACTCGTATTTTTCAAAAATTAGTTCGAGGAGCCCATTTGTATTTACAGAACATTTAGATTGTTGGTATCTATTCTCAAACGACCGCTGAGATGGAGGACCAAAAGAGTTATCTTTTAAGACATCCCTGTTATAATCAGCATAAATTTGATAAACGCCGGGGACCAACTCTTTGTTTTCTGACATCCAAGAAACAAAATTATCTGGTTTTTTGATATCCTCGACGCCCGGCGTAACAAGGTCAGTAAGAAAATTCCCAGCGGTTTCAAGAAACCCATCGGGAGGAGGTTCAGCAACAACCTCTTTGGCAACCTCGCCCCATTCATTTGACTCTGCATGAACTAATTCAAAAAGTTGTTCAAATTGTTCTTTTGTGAGCGGTCCATTCGGGTCATAACAAGTCATCTATCACGCCCCCAAGACCAAAAGAGTTTCACTTAAATCTAGTGGTATCTCAAGCACATCACCCGTGTTTGCTTCAGCTTCTGTAGGAATGCCATTCCACCAAGCGATAACCCACCAATAGCGGGTGTCGCCATAGTATTGATGTGCGAGATTGTAGAATCTATCTCCGTATTTCCAGATGTGCGTAGAAGTCTTGAGTCTTATTCTGTCGGAGACTGATGGCTGTCTTAAACGTGGTGTTGTAAATTGTTCTATTTGCTTTAGACCTCTGCGTTCACGCAACTCTCTGTAGAAGTCTATGTCGTTTATGATCGTTTGTGATGTAAAATTTTTGATATCGCTCATTCTATGAAACCCTTGTCAAATTCAAATTGTCCTGAGCCTGCTTGATAGTCTGAAACATCTGCCAAATCTTGTAGCCTGTTGGCTGCTCTTTGGTTACCCCTTTCCATTCTTCTCTCATCTCTATTAAGTCGTAGATCTCCCAAGACACCGCCGTAGCGAGCCTCTGCATTGTCGAATTGTTGTTGTCTTATTCTTCTTGCTTGTTCTTCTGCTTTTTCCTTTTCAACTTGTTCTCTAAATGTAGATGTTTTTGGTAAGTAAAACGAACTTCTTTTATTTGCTTCATCGCTTTGGTTCTTATTACCTCTAATAGCGCTGCGGTCCTCGTCTTCGATTGCGCCATAAGGGAACATAGAATTTATTGCTTCTTGATCTCTCCACCCTATGGTCTCTTCGTGGATCGGAGAGAAACTGACCTGAACTGTAATTAGTTTTGGTAAAATTGTGTTTTTGGTTCCTTGTTTATAAAACACGCCATTATCATCTTGTAGGTTGTGATCGACTGTAAGACTAGTAACCACTCCAAGGAGCCCCTGGTCAGGGTTGCTATCTGAAGTATAGGCACTATAGATTTCTCTCTCACCTTCTGCTGTTTTTAATAATTTTGAGTTCTGTAATAGATTCATTACTTTTAGACGAATCAACGGTGCCTGAGTAATCGTGTTAGCAACATCTGAATTGGTGTAAGAAGCGTATAAGAATCTTTCTAGTTTTGAGATTCTCATAAGGTTTTCGTATGCCTCGCTTTCGCTTGCTGCCGGGGCGCTAAAGCCTAAAGAGATTGCTCTAGTAGTGTTTGAAAACTGATAAATTGGGTCGGTCCTACCGTATGTTACAGTAGGGTTGAAGTTTGAACTGTAAGTTTCGTTAAATGACGTTATGAATGCCTTGAAAGACACTGCCTCTTTTGAAGGGACGTGCTTAAAGGAAATAACCAATTCTCTTTCGTTTGCTAAATAGTCACTGCCGTCTACGAGAGTATCGGGCAACTGTTTACCATCCTGATTGGTTGGTTTTTTATACCTTGTTACGTTAAAGCTCATTTATTACTCCTATGTGGTAGCAGCTTCTTTTGCTGCATGTGCGTTCGTCAGACGACCAGTTACTCTGCCGTCCATAATTATCTTCATTCCCTGTAGCCCTTGTTGGTGATAGGTGTTTGAGACGTTATTTGTAGCATTTGTGACAGCATTACTCATCGCATTGTTGGTTGCGTAGACTGGAGCGGCTGCGCGACCTGTGGCAGCGGCGTTGATGTCTTCGGCTGTTGTTGGATCCAACAATGCTTTCCCAATGTTGATCGGGGCTACACCAGCAATAGCAACATCTGCGATGGCGCCAGCGTAGCCCATGAAATATTCTCCCGCAACGCCC